AAGCTATCGAACCATTTTCCGCCTGCTCGTGAGTTGTTTCCACGCCTAAAGTTATACTCTGGGTGAAAATACAATCGTCTTGCGTATGGCGTACTTGATACGATGCTTACTCTACCTTTTTCGCTATCATCAACAAAAGTGCTATCATTCTGCAGGTTTCCGGTATCAAACGGCATCACGCCTCTGTCCCTTAATTCTGTAAGTGTAGCGTCGCCTGTCTGCGCAAGTGCTTCATACTGCGCACCGTCTAGCATATTGAGTACGCTCATATTAAGTTCAACTCGACTTGTTACTTGCACATTGCCTGCCATTATATCAACTCCAATGTCGTATAATTTACAGTGCCGTCTGGGTTTAGGTTCTTAGTGCCTTTATTTATGCTATATTCCTGCTCATTTATTACTACGCTACCCGAAGCAATAACCGGCAGGCTCTCGCATAAGTCACCTCTAAATAATGCAACACCCTTTAATTCAATTTTTTCCTTGTCTTTTGTAAAACTTGCACGTGCGCCCATCTGCAGATTGCATTTTGTATCAATTACAATCGCACTCTCAAGTTCGCCGTCCTCATTAAGTTCTACATTGTCAAGAAAAACCTTAATCGGTGTCTTGCAAAATCTTTTAATAACTAAGCAAGGGAACCCCATACTAGCACCCCCTCAACACCCTTGAGCATAACCCACACTTATGCAAGTGCTGATTAATGCTCTTTGACACTGCTATGCCGTTTACGACTTCTGCGTTTGCACTCTGTCCGCTAAATGACATATTCGCGCCATTTAATGAATAGCTTGATAACATACTGTTGATAACGTCTGCGTTTTCCGTTTCCCAGTCAGCAATCAAGCAAGCACACTCTTTGATTATTCCCTGCTGATATTCAGTCAAGTTATCAAAACCTATCGCAACTATACGATTATAAGTCAATGTGTCTATATGCCCGCTTGCTTGCCTCAAAGCCTTCTCAAGTTCAATGCCGTCAAGTGTGCCCTTGTATGTATTCTTGTAATATTCAATATCCGCATACATTTTAAGCACCCCCTTGTTATTTTGTCGTTGCAGGCTTCTTTACTGTCTTAGGTGTCGGAGCAGGTTTCTTTTCCTGCTCCTTAACCTCGGTATTCTTTGGAATTATACCGATAATCTTCCCCATTGTTTACACCTCCTCCTCTATCGCTGGCTTCTTAGTCCTCCTCCCCCTTTATCGCTGGCTTCATATGAACATAGATACCTGCGGTCTTGTTCTCGTATACGTCGCAAAGACCGTAATTTCTGTAACCATACTTCCAAGCGTCTGCATCAGGGTTCTGTGCCGGAGCGATAATCTTAGGTACGGCGTGCTTTGTGAACTGAAGTGTAGCAGGCTTGTGGATAATCTCAAAGTTAAGATCAACCGCGCTGAAAGCCTTCCTGAACCCACCCTGCTTTTCTCCGCTTGTCTTACCGTCAAGTAACTCAATAGCTGAATAGAAGCGTGTCTGAGGAACTGATGTGATAGAAGCAAATCTTGAAAGTACCTCACGCGACTTTGTTGTGTCCATATCCTGCACAAGTCCTAAGAGTGTAGGAGTGATGAACAGATGTCTGTCTTCCATAGGCACTTCTGCTTCGTCCATATCTGATGTTGCTTTTCTTAATGCCGCAATAACGTTTGCACCTGTTGCAAGCGTACCTTCTGCAGTTCCTGCTCCTACTGTTGAAGCGTATGTTGCGAAACGGAAAGCATCAAGTTCTGGAACTACCTTTGCACGAATGAACTCGCCTGCAAGCCTACCAAAAGCGGTATTCTGTGTCTCCTCGTTGTCCATATCGTCAACTGTGAAAGCACGACCTCTCTCGTAGTTGAACTTAACGGTCTCCCATGTCAACTCAACGTCGCCATTTACATAACCACTATTGCGGTTGTAGTCTGCCAGTCCGTCCATTGATAACTTAGGAATAACGATCTCGTTTGCGTTTGCACCCTGTCTTGCAAGGGTTGCGTCACTCTCAAGCACTGCAGTAAGTGCTGACTGCTGATAAACTTCATCAAGTAGGTCAGTATAAACCTTTGCCAATGCAATATTGTTTGCCATGTCTTAATTCTCCTTTCGTTTATTTCTTTGGAGATAAGCCGAAAGCCTTACGGAGCGCGTTTTCCTGTTCGGTCGCGTCATCCTGCTCACCACTCACCCCAAATTTAATACCTTTGTCGTCGTTTGACGTGCCCTTAAATGCCGGTACGTCCTTAAGCACCTGCTCAACTGCTTCCCTTACCTTGTCAGCCTTAATCTCACCCTTGTCATCAATAGCGTCCCTAAAGTCAGCCGATTTAATAACATAAGGAATCGTATTCTTGTCTACACCTAAATCAAGGCAGTCATTAAACGCCTGCTTGCTTAGGAGTTCGTTTGTGAGCCTTGACTGTAGTTCCGTATTAGCATTCTGTAACTTAGTAAGTTCTCCAGCCTGTGCCTGTGCCTGTGTCTGCTTCTTTGACTTATAATCTCCGATAGCAGTCTTGATCTCATCCTCGCTCATACCCTGTTGCTCAAAGTACGATTTAAGGATTGCATTTTCTTTCTGCTGAACACCCTTATCAATCATTGACTGTATCTTGTCGTAATCAATTACGCTTTTACCGTCATTTGATGTCTGAGTATTGATTGCACCGTTTCCGCCCTGTGCCTGCGTGTTGTTATCCTGCATAGCAGTATTGTTGTCATCCATAAGATAAACCCTCCTATTTTAACGACTTAGTTGTCCTATACTTGAAATTATATATCAACAAATTCTAATAGTCAATTCTGTTAAAACGTCATTTAATTTATCTATGCAACTTTTCTTTTAATTTCTCAACGGGATAATTTTCAATCCTCTCAATTTCTTTTTCTATATCCAATAAAACAATCGTATCATATTCAATATTTAGCAAAGATGCTATTTTCATAACAACATCTTTATCCAAATATACTCTTTCTCCCTTTTTCTCATATCTTTCATAAGTTTTGCGTGTTACACCCAAACTTTTAGCCATATCCTGCTGGCTTATTTCCGTTGCTTTTCTTGCTTTTCTTAAAACATTAGTGTCAATAACAATACTACGTTTCATAAATTTACCTCCTTTATTTTTTATTATTATGACATTTCGTAAGAAATGCGCAAATTAAAATACACATAATGGGAAAAAATTTTTTCTAAATGTAAAAATGTAAGTCGTATGTAAGACATATATAAGTCTGCAAACCCTTGTAAAATCAACATTTTTTAAGTTCATATTACATTTTTACAATGTATTACATTTTTTTTATCAAATATATATACAAACACAAAAAACTACGCATTTATATTATCCACTTAAAATGCGTAGTTTTTAATAAGCCCCTATATATATATTATTATTAAAAAAATGTAATTATGTAATATATAATATATTAGACTACCCTTAAAGCCAATAAAATCAAGGGTTTAGGGTGTCTTACATTTTGCATTACATTTGACTTACATTTTTTATTATGTAAGACATATTGCAATTATCTTGCGTTGTGATATTATAAAAGCATAGCAAATCATTTTTGGACTCCTTCATTAAGAAAACAAACCAGAGAAAAAGCAAGGCATATCCCCCAATCGTAGCCTTGCTTTTTTTCATGCGGTTATTTAATTAAACCTTAATTTAACATTTCACTTGTTATGTTAAATCGTTATTTATTTTCGGCTCTTCACTTGCTTGTGGCGTAATTGATATCCTGCCCACATTATCAACCGATAAAACGCCTCTAAGCGATAATCTAGCCTTATCTAGCCTTAGTACGTCACTGTTATTGTCGCATAACTCAATTAACTTATTCTTACATATATTAGCCTTGCCATAGTATTTGTCTGCAGTATCGCTATCCATACTACCTTTAGCAAGCCTCATATTGCGTCTGTAATTGCGCTCATAATACCTCTGCTCCTGCTCAAGATTATATCTGCGCAGTGTTTCTTCTTCCTGATCCTTGCTTATTGTTTTCGGTTCTCTGCTTATACCCTCATAGTAACTACTGCAGGCGTCCTTGCAGTTTGGGTGAAACAAGCCACTATTAACTGCACTACTAAGCAAAGGATAACCGGTCTGTGTGCTTTCTTCATAAGTTCCGCCGCCATATACGTCATCAATAAATACTTGACCTAAAAATGGCAGACACCTGGGGCACGCCGTACCACGTGCATTAACCTTTACCGTATGCACGCCGTATCTTTCCCTAAAATCAGCCTGCCCCATAAGGTTTGCGCGCTTATTAGCAGTACGGAGTGCCATTTCTGCATAACTTGCTATATTTACCCTTGCGCCGTTCTTATACTGCACGCAATTATACCCGGCGTTTAGGAAGTCCCTTGTCGCCATATCTATGCACTGCCACATACTGCCAGCGCCGGTATTATAAAATAACTGCGCCTTATAAAGCGTCTGCCTGTATACGTCATCAGACATTCTAAGCAATGCAGTCTCAGCCTTTTTCATATCCTTAGTAGTAGCCTTAATAAGTGAGTTAAGCTTCTTCTGGTTATTCCTAAAAAAGCGACCTTGCATATTAGTGCCGTCCTTTGGTGCTTCATAGCCCCTTTTTATAGCTTTTAATAACTCAATCTCTTGTTCACTTTCACCTGTTGCGTATGCTTCTCTTATTGCCTTGTCTATCTCGTCATTAAGCCTGCCCATATAGCCGGTAAGCACGTCTTTATTCTGGGCGCGATACAGTGACAGACCGCTTAACATTTCAGCCTGCCACTGCGTCCAATTTATGCCTTCTTCGTATTCCTCATTTATATGATGTCGCATATTATTGCGCATAGACTTTATTAATGATAATTCAATATCCTCAAAAGCACTTGTAATATCATAAGCCATTATTAAACCTCTCCGCCATTAACCGCTCACACTCATTACTGTACTTATTTGCAATCTTGTTCATGTTCTTTCGCTTTTCCTCGTCATGCTCACGCTCTGCGCGACCTCGCAAATCATATTCACTGCACAAGCAATATCCGATTACATAATCGTAACCGAATATTTCAACCATCTCATCAATATAATTCTTTGACTTTCCCATAACTGCCCCCTTTTTATACCATACTAGGCTCGTCTACCTCGACAATGCCCTGCTCATTCTTTATGCGCTTTACTTCCTCAGCTTTCCACTCGTCTGTCTTACTGTCGCCGTAAAGTTCATCAATAATGCTTTCAATCGACATAACGCCCTGTGTCTTAGCTTTACCCACTGTCTCAATCTGGCTTTCAAAACTAGGGTTTGCGTATTCGCCAAACGTAACCTCAGCTTCTGTGTCCTCAAGTGCCACGCCCTGCATTGCGCTTAATACCTTAAATGCCTTATCAATTAAGCCCTCAATACAGTATTGCAAAGCATATATAATAGTCTGGCGTGTATATAGCGTTGTCTTTTCCTTTTCCCTCTGCGCTTCTGCATTATCCAGCTTCTTTGTATCAATTCCAAGCGTACTTGGTGATATTAAGCCCTGCAAGCATAAGTCAAGCGCGGTAACGTAGGTATTAAGGTAACTATTGTAATCAATAGTACCGTTCTGCGTTTCAATCTTGCTTGTGGCGTTTTCCTGCATCGGACTGCCTGTTGCAATAAATCTGTTATCAAACGTATTGCCGTACTTAATTGCGCCTGTGCTTGCGTCTCTAGGTAATAGATCCTCGGGTATATATGTCTTTGTTCTGTTTGCTCTAAGCGCATCAATCCACTGGCTCCACGCTTCGTCAAGCGCATCAAAGTTATCACGCTTGCTATCAAAGATAGACTGTCCTCTACCTTCCCACTTATCAGACGCAAAGAAGCTTAAATATTCAGCCATAATAAGCGACTTGTCAAAGTATACAGGAGTCAAGTCTTTTGTCTTATCTAACTTATCAAGACCTATTTCATTATCGTATGCGTCGTATAGCCTGTACTCAATATAGCCATAGCCATAGCATTCTTTTAATACATAAGACACGCCCTGCTTGTTAAATGCTTTCTTGAAACGGATCTCCTTAACCCTGCCACGCTCACGTTTAACTTCAATTCTATCTGCTTCGTAAAACTCAATAATAGGGTATTGCGATATATCTGTATCAACGCTTATCTTAAACGCTCCGTCACCTGTTACAAGTGCCTTACGCACTGCTTTTTTAACAAGGTTCTTAAAATCATTCTCGCGCTCAATATCATTCCAAGTGTTTTCTTTTCCGATATTTGCAATCTTAACGCCCTGCATATCATCAACGCATATATTAGTAAGCGTATTTACAATAATCTTAGGCAGTCCTGTGTGTATCTTGCGTATCTCAAGACCTCTTGTACTGGTGGCACCCCAAAAACTATACTTATAGTCCGGTATGCTCTTATACAACTGCTCAAGTTCGTAACCTTCTCCCCTAAACCAAATCTCATTAACAAAAGCATTAGCTTCAAAGTCAAGTAGTTCGTCAATCTGTATCTGCAAGCCGTTTGCACTTGTGAGGTTTAGCCAGCTTCTAATTGCGTTTTTCAGCGCGCTCTTTGTTCTGTTAAACATTAATATCTCCTTTCTTTTAATCGTCAGCGTCTTTTATAATCTGCTTTATTGCGTCCATATCACCTATCTTAGACTTATATGGCAACCACGCATACTGACACGCATTAATAACGTGGTCGTGTCCGTCTTCCGGCAAGCCTTCTTCTGTATAACTGTACGTGTTGCACTCTTCTATATAATCAGTGCAGGTATTAACCACAAGAAAATCGCCTGTGTGCAACCAAGACTGTTGTAACTGTATTCTTGTTATTATTTTAGTCTTTTTCCACGCTCCTGCAAAGTCATAAATACAAGCAGTATTTCGCTTATATTTCTGTGCTTCCTGTATGGTGCCTGCATCTGCGCTATCAATATATACGTTCTTGCTAAATCCGTACTTAACCTTGCACGCTTCTGCAAACTCAATTAAAAGAGGTATAACGTCACTAGGCGCAAACGGCACGACCGCGTCCTTGTTGTTCCTACTGCTTGTAGCAAGCACAACACACTTGCGCTCTCTTGTTATACCCACAAAAGCAAAAGATAATTTATCGTGACTTTCCTTAGAATATGACGTGTCACAACCTATCGTGTAATACAGATATTTTAGCTTTTTAGCTTCTTCCTCTGTTATTATGTTCTCTGGCTTAAGATTAAATACAAGACCTGTTGCACGCCCACGCAAGCCCAGTATCTTATTCTTATACATTTTAGTGCCGACTGGTGCGCTTTGCTTTTTCTTTTCTATCTGTTCTGGCGTAAGTCCTGCATTGTCAAGGAATGTAAAAAACCAATAACGCCAGCTTGCGCACTCCGGCTCTTTTAATTCCTGCATAATACTTGGTGGCACGTCACGCTCATACTTGCTTATAGGACGCGCTCTGTTTATAAATTCTTTGTATACCGGTATATCGGGGCTGTCGGGGTTTAGCGTTGCAATCATGTATTCGTTACGTGTTGATATTTCACGCACAAACTCAATATCCGCAGTATTTATCTCGTCAATCAGCACGCAACCATACTGACCGCCAAGCGCATTCTCCCATTTATCCTTAGTATCGTAACCCATTACAAGTATGATCTT